ATGGCATCCATTCTCAAGACGGCAACCGGTTGGCGCGTACAGCTCACAGTGAAAGGCGCCCGGGACAGCCGCATGTTCGACACCAAGGCGCAGGCTCAGGAATGGGCGGTGAAGCGCGAGGCCGAGATGCGATCCATCGACGGCGGCATGGGGAGCAAGACCCACACGGTGGGCGACGTGCTCGACCAGTACCAAAAGACGGTCAGCCCGACCAAGCGCGGCGAGCGGTGGGAGAAGTTGCGGCTTGAGCTGATTGGAAAGAAGATGGTCGAGGGGAAGCCGTTCCGCGACATCCGGCTGGCCGACCTGAAGCCTCACCACATTGCCGCGTGGCGCGACGCGCGCGCTCGAGACACCGTCCCGGGATCTGGGGCGAAGATTTCCGGGTCGTCTGTATCCCGCGAAATGTCCCTGCTGTCTCATGCGTTGGAGGTCGCCCGGAAGGAATGGGGCTGGCTGATCGCCGATCCGATGAAGGAGGTGCGCCGGCCGCCGGACAACCCGCCGCGCGACCGGCTCATCTCTGACAAGGAGATCGAGAAGGTCACCCTGGCTCTTGGGTATCAGGAAGGGATGCCGGTGGCCCTGCCGTCGCAGCGGGTCGCCGTGGCATTCCTGCTGGCGATCGAGACGGCCATGCGCTCCGGGGAGATGCTGGGCTTGACCAGCGACACGGTGGACTTCGAGGCGCAGGTTGCGCACTTGCCGCTGACCAAGAACGGCGGCGCGCGGGACGTGCCGCTCTCCATGCGCGCGCTCGAGCTGTTGCGGATGCTGCCGAAGGTGGAAGAGGGCAAGCCGCTGTTCGCGCTCTCGGCTGCCAGCCGGGACGCCCTGTTCCGCAAGGCAAAAGAAAAGGCCGGCATTGCCGACCTGACCTTCCACGACACCCGCCATGAGGCGATCACCCGCCTGGCGAAGAAGCTACAGCCACTGGATTTGGCCCGGATGACCGGGCACACCAACCTCCAGGAGTTGCTGACCTACTACAACGAGTCCGCGCGGGACATTGCGCGCCGGCTCGGCTAGTCCGTCTTTCTCGGCCGGCCCGCCGGCTGCTCGCGGTACGACTCAGCCCAGGCGATGACCTCGGCCGCCTTCCAGCGAGGGAGGGCCTTCGCCAGCTCGTCCTTGCCCGACTGCACCGAAGGGATGCGGATCGGCTTCGGGAACCCGGGCAGCGTCACCACCCGCTCGCGCACCACCTTGGGTGAACGGACCAAGTATTCTGCGATGCGCTCCACGTCCCACAGGGTAACGCTCACGGGCAGCGCTGGCCGGACGTGGTTGGCCACGGCCACTGCAATGCGTTCGATCAGGTCTGCTTCGCTCATGGTGATGCTCCAGTTTCTGGCTGTTGTTTCGATGATGCGTGCTGCTGCTTCGGTCATTCGTTGAATCGTTGGGGCCGCGTGCTCGCGGCAATGTACAGCGGATGCTTCGGACTGCCGTCCCTGTTCAGGCCCAGGTGGTACAGCAGATTGCCGCGCCCGCACATGAGGATGATGTCCAGGACCTCAGACGCGTGGGCCGGCGCCGCCTTGTGCGCGCCCCAGGCGCAGATGACCATCGAGCACCGGTCAAGCGCGTCCATGATCGCGCCGTCGTTCCGGTCTGCCCGGTCGCCTAGCGGCGCGGCGTGGGTCAGGAGTGCGGCCGGGTCGGTGGACCGAAGCGGGAACAGGTTCGCCACCTCCAGGCCGCCGAACCTGCCGCCGGCCAGCGCGCGCTGCAGGCACCGGGTGATGGTCGGGTCGTTCACCTGGTGATCGGCGGTCGACGGGTTGAGCATGATGAACCCGAGCGCCGGCCGGGCGCGGTCCCACTGGCGCCAGAGGCGGTAGCGATACTGCTCGCAGTCGGAAAGGATGCAGCCGGCCTCGCCGTCGAGCGTGGTTTCGGTCAAGTGCTTCACCTTTCGATCCTCCTGAACTCCACCACCCAGACCCAAGGGTTCGCTTCCCACGCGCCGGCGCCGTTGATGTCATCCCACAGCTGCGCGTACCGCTTCAAGTGCGTGTCGCAGTGCAGGCAGTCGGTGTCGGGCAGCGCCCCGCCCCGGGGGCTGATCGCTGTGTAAAGCCGGGTGCCGCCGCACCATCGGCAGATGGAAAAGTCATGCTCCTCCCGCTCGGTCTCCACAGGCTCGACGCCCTCGGCAGTTGCGTCCGCCTCGCTGCAATCGTTCAGCCGCTCGACACGCACGCCGGTGATCTCCAGCACGAGGCGGCTATCCTCTCGCCGCATATGGATGGACGGGTGCCAGCGGCCTTGAATCGGCGCATCAGGATGCGTAGCGCGGTAGTACAGGTCTGGCGCGCATGCGTCGCCGCCAAAGCCGTGCGTCTCGCGCACCCACAGGCGGTCGCCGGGGACGCCGTAGGGCGAATGCTTCTCGGCGAACTGCTTCTGTCCCATGCAGTGATAGACGCCAGGACGCTCGCATTCGGCCAAAACGCTGCCGCGCACCGAGGTGGTCGGAGCGAAGTCGGGGCAGACAAAGACGTCTCCTGCTTCGACGTCGCTAAAGTGGGGCGGATTCGAGACGCTGATGTAGGGTTGGCGCTTCAGCACGCGCCGCGTCTGCGTCTTCCGGCCGTCGAGGATGGCGCGTACCATGGCGCCGGAGAAGAGGACGGGGCGTTCTTTGGTCATGCTAGGATTCCTCTGGCAACGAAAAGGAGACCACCATGGCGCAGCTGCTTTACCGAGACCTGCCGGCGGACGAGCGTGAAGACTTCGAATCGGCCTGCAAGAAGTACAAATGGATCCCCGAGGATTTCGACGTGGTGGCCGAAGAGGGCACGCCGGCCGGCGGCGGTCCTGGCCACATACCCCGACAGGTCACTGTCGAGGCGAAAGCCACGGGGCATCGTGAGTACTACGGCGGCGGCAGTGGTACTTCGTGGACGTATGACTTCGAGAAGCACCTTGAGGGCGGGAAGTTCGGAAATCCTCCGCAGCCATAGCATCATGCTGGCTCCGTTTGTTGCGCGACCGACAGAGCCACCGCTACGGGCCTCACCCAAACGGGTGTGGCCGACAGCATGAACGTCTCGCCGGTCTCGGCCAGCAGCAGGGTGGTGCCCATTACCTCGGCGATCGCACGCGCTGCGTCCGGCGGCACGGCGTTGCCGATGCGCTCGCGCCAGGCCTGATCACTCAGCCCATCCAGTTCCAGGTATTCCTCCGGCTCGATCAGCGACTGGAGCGCGGCCAGCTCCAGCGTGGTGAACGGGCGGTGCCACGTGCCGTCAAGCGCCCGGATGATCGCCACCAGCTTGTCGCTCGGCGCCGGCATGCGCGGATCCGCCACCGACCACCGGCCGTTGTCATGGCCGGCAGCTGCTGATACGGCGCCGCTAGACTGGTCCCACGCGACCACGCCATAGTGGCCGCCGGTCAGGTAGGCGTCGCCACGCCCGCGCCGCATGCTGGTGCGCGGGTCTGCGACGGCGAAGGCGCCCTGGCCCGTGGTGCTCCCGCTGATCACAGTCCCGGTGGGGGCGTCGAAGGGCGTCACCGCGTACTTGCCGAAGGTCGGGCCGGCGCGCCGTGGATCCTGCACGCACTGCCCCGTGCCGTGCGCGCTGGTGACGGCGCCGGCAGCCTGATCCCACGGAACGATGCGGAATTCGTTGTTGTGCTTGGCCGGGCCGGCGTGGCGGGGGTCGGCGACCGAGAAACGGCCCTGATTCGGCCACTGCTGACCGCTGATGGTCCCGGTCGAGTCTTCCCATGGCACCACGCCATAGTTTTGCCCGTGGTTCCAGCGCGCGGACGGCTGCGAGCGCGGGTCCGCCACGGAGAACGCGCCGTTGCTGGGAAGCGATTCGCCAGCCACGGCACCGACGTGCTCTTCCCAGTCCAGCACGCCCAGATACCCGTTGCGCCGCTCGGGAATGATCAGGTAGTCGCGCAGGTGGCCATTCTCGACGGCCAGCTTGTTCAGGCTGCGCCAGTCGCTACCTGCCTCCACGAATGCCAGCCGCACCCACGTCTTCCACTGCAGCGACGGGACACGATGCATCGGCCCGCCGGCGGCGTCGCCCGGCTGTGGCATGCGGCCCAGCACCGTGCCGACGCCCTGTAGGCGCCGCAGCTCGGGCTCGTACAGGAAGGCCGGCACCTTTTCCATGTGCCGCGCCACCAGGAGGAAGCGTTTCCGGCTCTGGGCCAGCCCGCCCAGCTCGCCGCAGTCGTGCGTCGTCTCGTTCACCGCGTAGCCGTAATGCCGCAGGATCTGGGCGATCTGGTCGAGCAGGTGCCGGCCGCGCGTGGCCAGACGCGGCACGTTCTCGAACACGATCAGCTCGACCGGGTCATCCTTCCAGGCTTCGCACATCAGCCAGACGCAGCGCAGCGTCAGTTCGTTCAGCGCCTGGTACTTCGGCGTGCGGCTCAGGGTCTCCGAAAGCAGGCCGGACGCGCCCTTGCACGGGGACGAGATGAACACGCAATGGGGCCGCTCGTGGCCGGCGGCGCGCACGATGTCGTTCGGCGTGGCCTCGCGCCAGCCGGCCGGCGGCTCGGCACCGTGGAACGCGGTGTATTGCTCGCGGGTGAACAGGTCCATGACCGTGCACGGCACGCCCACGAGCGTCTCGAAGTCGCGCGCGGCAGCCGGATCGACATCGATGCCGCCGATGCAGCGCCAGGTGGCGACCATGTTGCCCACCTGCGAGGCGGCCTTCTTGAAGCCCTTGGCGCCGCCGCCCAGGCCGCAGCAGAAGCCGAAGGTTCGGTATTCGCGGCGGATCATGCTAGGATGCCTCGCGAAGATTTAAGGGGTCGGAGATGAAGAGTTGGCGGCTCGTGGGAGGACTGCTCGGCGGCATCGCGGCGGTGCTGATCATTTCGGTGTTCGGAGCAACGTCCGCGGGCACGCGCTCCTACGATCCGAGTCTCATGGCGAGTTGGGTTCAGGCGGTCGGTTCCGTCGCTGCAATCTTGGGCTCGATTTATGTTGGCCGTGCGCAGGGTGAAGAATCGCTTCGTCAGGCGAAGTTGATCCGCGAGCTCGATTTGCGGCGACGTCACGATCTCATTCGAGCAGTTCTTCTCGGTGGCTATGTCTGCTGCGCGAACTTGAGAATGAATGCGCCTGAGGGGACCTCGGCAGAGAAGTTGAGGGACTACTGGGTGCGCGATGGCAGAGTTGCCTTCGATGCTGCATCGAAGGCAATCGCCGCTGTCCCTATCTTCGAAATGAACTCGCCAATCATGGCAATCGATATTCAGCGTATTCAGGGGGCCATGACGAAGATGACTTTGGCGCTCGAAAGGCTGCAGAGCCAGTGGGAGTCCGTAAAACGAGCGGACATCTTGGAGATCTTCGCGGAAGTTCGAGTCCAGTGCGATCTGGTCACCGAGGTGTACCTCGAGTTTGAACTGCATTACGAGCGAGCTATCTCGAAGCAATCGTAGGAGCTGAGCGCGGATCATGCATCCCCCTGCTTGAGCGCGCCGGGCTCGCCGTTCCAATCCGTCCGGCGAGTGGCCGCCATCACCTCTTCAATGCTCTTCGCAGCCCGCGCCCGCCACTCCGCGCCATGCCGCAGCGCCAGCTGGATCAGCCAGTGCAGCACGTACGCCTGCTCTTCCTCGCAGCGCTTCGGGATGGCCGTGCCGGCGGCGCGCAGAGCATGCGCGATAGGCGTGGTGGTGTAGAGCATCAGGCCGAGCACTTCGAGCAGCGCATCGGTCGGCTCGGTCGGATAGGGGAGCGTACCCGGCGCAATCTCCGCAGGATTTGCGGCGATTAGCGGCGTATTCTCCGCACAGGCTGAGCTGTTGCGTGCCGCGCGGTCAAGTCGCTCGATCTCGGCCAGGATCAGCGCGCCTGCCCGGACCAGATTGCGACGCTCGTCCTTCGGCTTCCACCAGTCAGCGGCCCACGGCCAATTGATCGGAATCGCCCCTTCTGGCACGACACTCTGCTCATAGCCGTTCCACTCGATATAGCAACCCGCTGCTTGTGAAAGCGTGCCCGGTATGTGCTCGTCGTCGTGCTCCGGCGTCCAGCCTTCGGCGCCGATCTGGCGCTGACGCTCGGCTAGCACGTCGCGGGCGGCGGATGTCGCAGGCGGTGCGGCGTCAATGCGCTTCTGCTGGCGACCGATGTCCACGTCGCGCGATCCCGGCGTGCCGTACTCCGGACGGATCGACACCAGCAGCGCGCGCAGCATTTCCATCTGCGGCAGCGACATACCCTGCGCCACGCTCGCGGCTTCGTTGTTCTTCTCGTTGCTCATGTCATGCTCGCTGTGGGGTGGGCGGACAGGCGACATTCCCAACCAGGAGAAGGCGTCGCACGCTGTTTAAGGACTCGGCGTTGTCCCGCCGCCGTCCGCCCGTTGATCGTCAGTCCACCGATTCCTGCGCGTCCTCGTCGACGCCCAGGCTCATGTGCACTTCCTGGCCGAGCAGCGCCAGCAGCTTCGCGGACGTCTTCTCGTCCGGGTGCGCCTGCACGCGGAAGGTCACGAAGACCGTGCCGCCCTCCTGGAGGTCGAAGGCCAGCTTGTTGATCTTGGCGTCGCCCAGCACGATGTCGTCCTGCTTGCGCACGCCGTTGTGGATGGCCAGGCGCTGGTGGTCCCAGTCGCCCGCCCACTTCACCGGGCCGATGCTCGGGTGCTTCAGGTTGGGCAGGTAGCCGGCGTCGGTCACCAGGTCGCCTTGCACGGACTCGTCCTTGTGATAGAAGCTCTGCTTCAGCATGGGCGAGAACAGGGACAGCACGTCGTTCGACATGCGCGCCTGCAGCTTCAGGTCGACGGCCAGCACCGCGTCGTCGCCGTGCTTCTCGTTGCGCGCGTTGATGTGGTTGATCTTGACCAGTTCGGTATCGAGTTCGAGCATTCGGTGGCTCCGGTGGTGGTAGGAGAGGGTCAGGCCGCGCGGGCGGACATGACAGCGTCGGGGTACGCCTCGACGCCCGGCAGGCGCATGGCGTCCTTCTGGGCCTTGGCCAGCTGGTTCAGCGCCGACTGGTTCACGTCGAGCAGGTGCTGGTGCTCGGGGTGCTGCGCGATGAAGGCGATCAGCGCCATCTTGTCGGTGAGGCGCGCCTTCCAGTTCTGGCGGGTGGACAGGCCGGCCACCTTCGGCGCGGCGGTGGCTACCGGCATAGGCGCGGCGGTGACCATCTCGGCTTCCATGGCGATCGTCTCCGCCTGCGCGGCGCCGGCCGCCGCGGTGTCGCTGGCCTGCTGCTGCAGCTCGGCCGCCTTGGCCGCGTCACCAGCGGCTGCCGCGTCGGCCGCCTCCTTGGCGATGCGGTCGGCTTCCTCCTGGGCGCGGCGTGCGGTCTCGCGCGCCTCGGCCTCAATGCGCTGGCGCTCTTCCCGCGCAACGCGCTCAGCCTCGCGGCGGGCTTCCTCTGCCTTGCGCTGCTGCTCGCGGTCATAGGTCAGCATCGCACCCTTGAGCGCAGTCTCTGCCGACGCCAGGTATTCCTTCGGCGCGCGGAAGAGGTCGTTGACGGCCTTCACCGCCTGGTTGAGCGGGCCGGTGATGGCGGTGCGCTTTTCCTCGACGTCCTTCGACAGGCCCTTGACCTTCTGCAGGTCGGCGGCGGCCAGCTCGTACATGGTCGGGCTGTCGATCACGAAGGATTGGGCGCTGGTGAGCATGCGCTGGGCCTTGCCGGCCAGCACGACGGCGTCGCTGGCGTCGTAGGCAACGCTGCCCTGGGTATTGGTGGAATCGGTCACGGTCGGTATCTCCGGGGTAGAGCCGCACTCAGGCGGCGTGCTTGTTCTTGAAGCGATGCAGGGCCAGGCAGCCCAGAAAGACCGGCCAGTCTTCCGGGTCGCTCATCTCGTGGAGGCGATAGGTGCCGTCGTCGCGCAACTCGACAGTGAAGCGGCCCTCGACCCGCTTGCCGCTGGCCTTCTCGACGGCGTTCTTGTAGGCGGCGGTCTGCGGGCCGTAGCTGGGAAACATGCCGCCGGTCTTCAGATCCCAGATGCAGCGCTTGCCGTCGAGCAGCACCAGCCGGTCGTAGGTGCCCGCGTAGCGGTGGGCCGGGTGGAACACGCGCTCTTCCATCCCGAGGATCTCGAAGGACAGTTCCGCGCGCAGGCGGATCCAGCCGTCGAGATAGGGCTGCACCACGGCCGGCACGGTGGCCTCGTCCAGTTCGCCCTGGTCGTACAGCTCGGTCGCTTTGTGCACGGCGGTGCCCAGCTCGCGCTTGTACTGCAGCACGTCGGGCTTGATGAACGACAGGTCGTTCAGCGGCGCGAGGATCTGCGTCACGCTCGGGATCACCACGCCGTCGGCGGTGTAGGTGTGCGACGCCTCGTCGAAGAGCAGGGCGGACATCAGCAGTTCTCCTTGATGTAGTCCTGGAGCGCCACGAAGCCGTCGCGGGTCAGACCGTCGAGCGTGTCGGGGGTGGACAGGCCCAGCGCGTCGAGTGCTTCCTGGACGGGGATGTCGGCGCCGGACAGTTTCGAGCGCACGTACTGCTTCTCGCCGTCGGTGGCCAGATCAGCGCCGGCGCTCTCGTCGTCGTGGGTGGCAGCCAGCTGCGGCTCGGCTGCGGCCTGCTGGCGCCGCTCGGGCTCAGCCTGCCGGGCGCGTGCCGGTTGTTCGATGACATCGGCCGTCTGTTGCTGCACTTGCTTCGGCTTTGCCTGCGGCATGGAGACGGTGCGCCCCGAAGGCGCCACGGTTTCGGCCGGACCCATGTCGCGTTCGACGATGCGCTCAGCTTCGTCCTCGTCGTAGATGCCGGCGAAGCCGAAGGCAATCCGCGAGCCTTGGATCAGCACCTTGTGGCGGAGCATGCGTTTGGTGTGGCTCTGCCACGGGCCAGGCACCTTGTTCTGGCCGCGCGGCTCCTGATACGTCTCGTCGAGATACTCGCGGACGATGGTCGGCTTCTCGCGGTCCTTGCGATGGATCACCACCTCGCACCAGATTGGGCAGGACTTGCCGCCCGCCATGGTCTCGAATTCTTCGGCATAGCGGAACTCGAGGCCGTTGAACGCCGGGTGTTCGTTGATGATGCGGGCCCAACCGTCCACGGAGACGACTGGCACGATCGCGCCCTTGTCGTTGTAGGCGTAGATTTCCTTCGTGAACGGGTTCAGCTTGTACTGGTCGGCCACGATAAGCAGCGCTGCCATCTGCTCGTCAGTGATGACCTGGTCGCCGCGCTGGCGGAAAGCCGTCGCCTTCAGTGTGGCGAGCAGCTTGTTGGCGTCGATGCTGTACTTCGATGCGAACTTGGCGACCAAGCTCTGATTGTTGGCCGGGCGCTCGGCGACGGCAGTGGACATGCGGTTCTCCTGAGGGAGGGTTACAGGGCGCCGGCGCGGAGGGCGACGGTCAGGTACCAGATGACGCCGGCGGCCAGGCCGAAGCCTATGGCGCCGGCCCACTGCCGGCCGCGCGAGCACTTCGCGACAGCCAGCAGCGTGTTGGATGCGGGGTCGTAGTTCACGCCAGCACCTCGCGGGCCACGGCCACCAGCGCGTAGCCGAGCGCCAGCCAGAAGGCGACGGTCAGTAGGCGGTTGTTGCGCTCGCGCTCATGCATGGCCGGCCTCCTTGGCTGCGCGGGCCAGCACGTTGCGCGCCATGTCGTCTGCCAGGCGGATGGCGCCAATCAGCGCCTGCTTGTCCTGCGTGAAGCGGACGGCATCCATGTAGGCGCGCAGGGCGTCCAGCGCGTCGCGCAGCAGGTTTTCGTGCCCGCTCGCCCGTTCGATTGCAGTGTCTTGGGCGCGGGTCATTGCGACACCCACGATGCGATGAGCATCCCGGCCAGCGCGACCAGCGGGGTTGCGATGTAGAGGGCGACTGCCACCAGGAAGGCGTAGCGGTTCATGCAGCCCTCCGCACGGTGGTGTCAGCCTTCTCGGCTGCGCCGGCGTTGCCCAGCAGCAGCTGCGCGTACAGCAGCACCTCGGTCTTGTCGATCGTGCCCCAGACCACGCGCTTCTCGGACGAGGCGATGTAGTTGGAGAGCAGGGTGGCGGCGTTCGGGCTGCGCGCCAGCTCGGCGAGATACGCCCGCTCGTCGCGCGTGCCGTAGGCGTTGTCGGTGGTATTCATGGCTGCCGGCCTCAGTCCGCGTTGTAGTAGCGCAGGACACAGATCCACTCGTCGCCGTCGTGGCGGATGGACTGCACGGCCGGAGAGCGGTATGCGTCGATGCCGCGGGCCCGATCGTTCGCGACGCTCACGACGGTGTCACGGTCAGCGCCGCGGAACTCGATCTCGGTCCGCTGGCTGCCGCGCGGCTGGCGCAAGAGGCGCTCGCGCACACCGGCGGGGGCAGGGCGGGCGGCCGGCGTGGGGAACGGCCAGGGGGTGCGTTGGACGGAGGTCATTGGTCGGACCTCGCGCCAACGTGGACGCATGCCCAGCCGATGAAGGCGCAGGCCAGTCCAGCCACGAAGAAGATGATGAGAGCGGTTGCCACGTTGGCCTCCATCGGTGGGTTGATGGAGATATGTTACCAACTAGGTAACAATATGCAAACCAAAAAGGTAACAGCAGCGATTGATTGTTTTTACTGTTTTGGTAACAGTGATAGGCAAAAGAAAACCCGCCAAGGGTGGCGGGTTCGGTTGCGGCGCGGAAGGGGTTACTGTGACAGCAGCTTCTTCGTCTCTTCCGTGATGGATGCGAGGCCCTTCTCAATGATCTCTCGCCATTCACTGGTGGAGGCCATCTGCTTGGAATCCGTCACGCGCGTCCGGATCGTCTGCTGTCCTTGAAGGTGGTCGACGTTCCCGGCGAGCTGAAGCTCTGACTTGTGGTTCACGCTGATCGACCAGAAGCCAGGCTGGAACCAAGCCCAGAAGTCGGTGATTTGCGCGCTGACCGGCGCAGCTGTATCGAAGTTCGGATCCCCCTTCTTGACGACCACGTAGCCTGCCTGCTGGAACCCCGTCGTCACAGCGCCCTCGACGAGACCAGAAACCGTCTTCCCTTCGGGTAGCAAAATATCGCCCAGCGCTTTGCCGTACGTATTTCGCTTCCGCCCGACTGCGCGCGCTTTTGAGGCGTCGCTCGTGTCCTCGTCTGGGTCTAACGACGCCATGTCAGCGCTGGGCGGAGCGACCGTAAAGGTGCGCTTGTCCACGACCGAGTCGATGCGAACGTACTTGCCACTCGCCGGGTTCGCCGCTTGTGGGGCGGCAATGTCAACGGTACCGCGCCCTACGGCGCAGCCTGCAAGGATGGATGCCGCAAGGCCATAGGTCAGCAGACGGATGGTCAGCAATTTCTTCTCCAATGGGATTGTTTTACTCAGGGCGCCAGGCGGACGGCTTGACGATTGCAGCTACGAAACTCAGTTCTTCGACCTCGGCGGCCGAAATCTTGACGGTCTTGTGGCTCTGGTTCACGGAAAGGAAGGCGCTGTAGCCGTCGCGCGTGTAGCCCAGAATCTTGATCATGACGCGGCCGTCCTTCGAGCGCACCAGGACTTCGTCGCCGGCGGCGACAGCATGGTTTGGCTCAATGACCACGAATTCCCCGTCCTTGATGCGTGGCTCCATCGAGTCTCCGACGCAGCGCAGGCCGTATGCGTCCGAATCCATGCTGAAGAACTGCAGATACCCGTCACCGTGCCCAACGGGGTACTCCAAGTCACAAAAATGGCCATTGTCACCAAGCTTTGCCATCGCTAGCACGGGGATCCTTCTGAAAGCGTTCTGGGGAATGGGAATCGGGGCCCAGTCGTCGTTGTAGCTGATGGCCGGCGTCGGCTGACCCTTGCCGTTCAGCAGCCACACCGAGTTGATCTGATGCTTCTCCTGGAGGCCGATCGCCTGCACTAGGGTGGGTTTCCTGGTGCCCTCGGCCCATTCCAGCACGTCCTGCTCTGTCGTGCCAGCAGCGAGCGCGATCTCCGCCGGAGGCAGGCCGATCTTCTCGAGCATGAATTTCACACGCCGGGCCAGATCCGTCGCCTGGTCGGACGGGACCAAGGGGCTCGCATCGGAGTCCATCCAGAATTTCGGGTAGCCGAGGGTTTCCTCGACCTTGCGCGCGGTCCGGTCGCCGATGTCCTTCGCCCCGCTGAGGTAGCGGTTGACGAGCGAGGGCGTGGAATAGCCAAGGCGCTCGGCGGCGCGGGACTGGTTGTCCTCGCACCGTTCACGGATGGCGATCGCCAGCTTCTCGCGGCGGATTTCCTTGATTGACTTCATGCGCGTGATTGAACCCGGAGTGACCTAAAAGGTAAATAAACCGATCTGGTAACAGTTGTGCCTTGAACTATGACCAAAACGGTCATAGAATCGGGCCATGGACACCATCACTTGCGCCCAAGACTTCAAATCCTTCTACCGGTCTCTGCCGGCGGAACGGAAGGAAGCGTTCGCAAAGGCGGCGAACACCACCACCGTCTACATCGAGACGCATCTGGTCTACGCGCGCAAGGTGCCGCGCAAAGCGAGCATGGATGCGCTCTGGAAGGCGTGCCACGAATTCGGCGCGACGTTCAGCCGCGAAGACCTCTTGGCGTTTTTCTTCGCAGCTGGAGCAGCCTGAGGACACCCCCATGAAACGACTGTACGCGCGCCTGGTGCTGTGGCTGATCCGGCCGGCGCTGGAGATGAGGGAACAGCGGCGCGCTGAAGCCGATGCAAAGGAATTCGTCGCGTTCCAAAGCCTGGCGCCTTGGTCAGGTGATCGCGCGACTGAGCCAATCTTGTTGGATGACCCGGAAGCGCAATCCCGCCTCATAGAGAGGGCGGTGTTTCCTTTCCAGCGCCCTTTGGGTTGATGGAGTTGATCACCTTGTTTATCCACCGCGCCCGTTCGGCAGTGAAGGATTCGATCGCGCCGTCGGTGGTGTTGCCGAACAAGCCTTCGTTGATGGCTTGTTCCGTGGCCGCGTTGTAGACCGCGAGCAACCGCAGCTTGTCCGGATGGGTCTCGACCAAGGCCGCGACCATGTACTGAAGGGCAGTTAGTTCGTTGCGGTTGATGCTGGACGTTTCCATGCGTACCCCTTTCGTGGGTGGTTGAGAAGGTGAGATGTCTTGATTGTTCCATGACTGTGGGTACGCACCCCAAAAAGTGAAGAAGGCGTCGTTAATCGACGCCTTCATTTGGCCCCCCGGCCAACTGTGGAAGCAACTGTGGAATCGATTGAATTTTCCAATCAGGAGAAGAAGAAATGCGGGTAGCCGAACAGCCGGAAACCGGCGCCGGTACTGGGTCTCAAGGCTTTTTCATCAACGGCAAGGGGCGGTTTCTGCCCGACGCTGAGATCGCAACGTGCAGCACCTACCGCGACGCCTGCGCGCTGGCGTGGGAACGCCGCACCCAGGCGGGGCTGACGCTCCAGGCGCTGGCGGCCCTGGCCGATCTCTACCCGTCGCATGTCAGCGACTACTTCCAGCGCGATGCCCTGAACGCCAAGGGCAACCCGCGCCGCTCCCTGCCGGCCGAGAAGATCGCCGACGTCGAGCGCGTGCTGGGTAACCGGATTCTCAGCCAGTACCTCATGCACCGCGGGGCCCTGACCATCATGGAAGCGGTGCTGGCGGCGAGGGGTGCATGAATTACCTGGAAGCGATCGAAGTGGCCAAGAAGGCGATGGAAGACGCGGTGGAGCAGGGCGGGGGAGACGACATCCGCATGACCAAGGCACTGGCCGACGCCATGCAGGACCCGCGCATCGCGCAGGCGTTCGAGACGGTGGGCCTTCACGACCTGCTGGCCGAGCAGAACACGCAGCACTGAGGACGCACATGGAAGCACAGCAGGCATTGAGAGCCCAGCGCGCTTGGATCGACGAGCTGCTGCACCGGATCACCACCGCCGAGTCGCGTGGCGCCCGCCTGCATCTGTGCGCCGAGGCGAAGCGCGAGATCGACGCGCTTCAGGCCATGCTGAAACAGGTGGTGCCGGGGACGCAGCAATGAATTACTACGAGCGCCACATTGGCGACTACATCCGCGACACGGTCGGGCTGAGCATGCTGGAAGACGGCGCGTACAGCCGCCTCCTGGACCAGCTTTACCAGACCGAGAAGCCGTTGCCGCTGGACCGCAAAGAGGTCTACCGAATGGCCCGCGCCACCAGCCCGGCGGAGCGCAAGGCGGTGGACTACGTGGTGGGCAAGTTCTTCGAGAAGGGCGATGACGGCTTCATCCAGAAGCGGGCCATGGAGATCCTGGCCGAGTACTGGGACCGCCCCGAGCAGCCCGAGAAGAAGAACTCGAAGGAAGGTAACCGGGAGCGCCAGCGCAAGTCACGCGAACGGCGCAAGGCGATGTTCGAGGTGCTGGCCGGTCATGGCATCGTGCCGCGTTACGACACGCCGATGCGTGAACTCGAAGCCATGTTGTCACGTGTGACGTCACAACCTGTCACACCTGAAAACTGTGACATGTCACAACCGGTCACGGAATCGGTCATGGCACCTGTCATGGGTAACCACTCCCCACCTCCCACTAACCACTACCCAGATAACACCCTAACCACTGCTGACGCAGTGGTCGTCGACAGCGACACCGCTGCCGATCTCGTCCTCGAACCGGACACGGGGAAACCCCGGAAGCCCGGGAGGCCAGACTGCCCGCATCAGGCCATCGTAGCCCTGTACCACGAGCTGCTGCCGATGTGCCCAAGCATTCGCGACTGGACGCCTGCACGCGCTCAAGCCCTGCGGGCCCGGTGGAACGAAGATCCGAAGCGCCAGACGCTGGACTACTGGCGCAAGCTGTTCGCGTACATCGCCGAATCGGATTTCCTGACGGGCCGCACGCGGCCACAGCCAGGCCGCAAGCCGTTCGTCGCATCGCTTGAGTGGATCGTGAAGGCGGAAAACTTCACGAAAATCCGCGAGGAGCGCTACCACGAGCAGGTGACCGCATGACCGCCTCAATCCTCTTCCGGTCGTCGCGTCAGCAGATCCTGGATGTCCGCTCGGCCGTTTCGCATCGTTTGGATGTGACGGCCCCAGTCTCGCGCCGCTTCCTCAGTCTCAAAAAGGCCAACCACGGTGTAGTGCGGCGGCGCCAGGCCGTCGCTCAGTGCTGCCAGGTTGCGCTGCAGCATGTCGAACGACGGCTCCACGCTCACCGCGAAGCGGGAAGGGGATTGGTAGTCGCTTATTGCCACCACCCACGAATCATCCAGGAGATTGCTCATGCTTGAGGGGCGCGTAATTTGGTTGAGTGACGCGGATTTTATCCCGGCGCGCATCGATGACGAGACACTGCCGGTCCAGTTCCGGCTAAAGCCCGAAGCCTTCGACGCCTCGCTGTCCGCCCATGTCGTTCTCTGGCGCGGCGAGGTCGTGAAGAACGTGGTCGGCCCGGCCAGCCAACGCCGATGAACGCGCCAGACGACTTCCCGCAGGCCCGGGCGCTGTTCAGCGTCGAGGCGGAACAGGCGGTGCTGGGCGGCCTGCTGCTCGACAACGACGCCGTCGACCGCATCAACGGTCTGGACGTCGCGCATTTCTACCGCGACGACCACCGTGTGATCTACGGGGCAATCGTCCGGCTCGTCTCGGCGAACAAGCCGGCGGACGTGCTGACCGTGTTCGAGCAGTTGCAGGTCGAGGGGCGGGCGGAGCGCATTGGCGGCCTGCCGTACCTGAGCGCCGTGGCCCAGAACACGCCGAGCGCCGCGAACATCGGGCGCTACGCCGAGATCGTGCGCGACCGCGCGCTGCTGCGCGAGACGGCGGTGGCCGCGCGCAAGGTGCTCGAGCTGGTCGAGACGCCCAGCGCGATGAAGGGCAGCGAGATCGTGGACAAGGCCCAGGGGCTGCTGGCGCACCTGGCGCAGGTCGGTGTCAGCCGTGGCCCGAAGATGCTCTACGACCTGATGAACGAGTTCGTCGAGCGCGTTGACGAGCGCTACCACGGGAGCGTGACGGCCGGCATCTCCACCGGGCTCGAATCGCTCGACGCGGCGCTGAACGGCGGGTTCCACCCGGGCAACCTGGTGATCGTTGCTGGCCGCCCGTCCATGGGCAAAACGGCGCTGACGACCGACATGGGCCTGAACATGGCCGACGCTGGTCTGAGCGTGCTGCTCGATTCGATGGAGATGTCCGATCAGGAGCTGGTGGCCCGGGCTGCGGCGAACCGCGGCGGCATCGGCCTGTCGGCTCTGCTGAGCGGCCGGCTGGGTGACACCGACTGGCCGCGGCTGACGTACGCCATCCAGACCATGAACGACATGCGGTTTGCCATCGATGACACGCCGGCCATGTCGTTGCTGGAGGTGCGTACGAAGGCCAAGGCCCACAAGCGCAAGCATGGGCTGGACGTGCTGATCGTCGACTACCTCGGGCTGATGACCGGCGGCGAGGAAAAGATGCGCACCCAGCAGATCGGCGCCTACTCGCGTGGCCTGAAGGCGCTGGCCAAGGAACTGAACGTGCCGGTGATCGCGCTGGCGCAACTGAGCCGGAAGAACGAGGACCGGCCGGACAAGAAGCCGATCCTGTCCGATCTGCGCGACTCGGGCGATATCGAGCAGGACGCAGACGTCGTGCTGTTTGTGCACCGGCCGGAGATGTACGACCCGGGCAACGAAGCGCTGCGGGGCTACGCCGAGGTGCTGATCCGCAAGAACCGTAACGGCGCGCTGAGCGACGTGCCGCTGCTCTATCGCGGCGCCCTGACCAAGTTCGAGGAATGGACCGGCCCGCTGCCGATGCTCAGCCATGGCCCGGCCGTCCGCAAGCGCGGCATCGCCGCCGACCTGTGAGGAAACCCATGACCGACTTCTTCGCCACCGTGACGGCCCAGGACCGACCGGCCACTTCCGATTTTCCGACCTCAAATGAGGCGCCGACAGTGGGCGGACCGCTCTGCAACGCCAACATCCTGGCCATCGACATCGGCACCACCACTGGCTGGGCGCTGGGCATGCGAGACGGGGCGCTGCACAGCGGCAGCGAGTCCTTTGCGCCGAAGCGCAACGACGGGCCCGGGCAGCGGTGGCTGAAGTTCGCGGCTTTCCTCGGCGAGCGCGCGCGCCAGGCGGGCGAGATCCAGGCGATCTACTACGAGCTGGTGCTGCGCCACACCGCCGTCCAGGCGGCACACGTCTACGGCGGCTTCGAGGCGCACCTGCAAGCATGGGCGGACCGCAACCGCGTGCGGCTTGTCGGCGTGCCGGTGCCGGTGATCAAGAAGTCGGCCACGGGCAAGGGCAACGCCAACAAGGACGCCATGGTCGCGGCCATGCGCGGGCGCGGCCACCGCGTCGTCGACGACAACCACGCAGACGCCCTGGCGCTGCTCGAGTACGCACGGAAGCAGGAGGCATGATGGACAAGAACTGGAACGGCTACTGCACCTACTGTGGCGGCTTCGGCCACCGCGCATCGAGCTGCCGGCGCTGGAAGGGCGTTCGGCTGGCGAGGCCGGGGATCTGACGCCATGGCGCTGTACCGCGAGTTCGTCCTGAAGTCGCCGGGCATCTGGCCCACGGTGCTGGCCTTCATCAAGGCCAACGCCACCGCCTGCGCGGAGAAGGGCACGCCCATCCGGCTGATAGTCACCGCCGACGAGCGCCGGCGCACCAACGAGTCGAACCGCTACTACTGGGGCGTGGTGCTGCGCGACATCGCCGAGCAGGCGTGGGTGGACGGGCGCCAGTACGACAAGGACACCTGGCACGAGTACTTCGCGGACCTGTACGGGGTGAAGACGGAGAAGCAGTTGCCCGACGGCCGGCTCCTGCTGGTGCGCAAGTCCACGTCCGACTACTCGGTCGGCGAGTTCAGCGATTACCTGACCCTGGTGCAGGCTCACGCGGCGAATGACTTCGGTGTGTCGTTCGATGGAGTGCTCGCATGACGCTGCCACGAATCACGCAGTTCGGCCCGCGGCTCAAACGGGCGCGACTGGAAAAGGGGTGGAGCGTTCGGGGGCTGGCTGAGCTGACCGGTGTCGATTTCCGGACCATCTACCTGTACGAGGACGAGGCCAGATCGCCCAACATCGAGGCCGCGGTGCGGTTGGCCCAGACGCTGGACTGCTCGCTGGACTGGCTGTGCGGGTTGGACGAACCGGCCGCCGTACAACCGCTACGTTGTAAAGCGGAAATACAACCTATCGGGTGTGAGGTCGACGCATGACGTTGCCGGCCTACATGTACCGGGACCCCGCCGAGGTCTACGAACAGAACGAGGCGCGCAGCTGCAAAGGCTGCCAGTGGGAGAGGGCGGCCCGGCTGATGGGCACCACGCACACGGTCTGCACGAAGCTGCTGCCGGGCGGAAAACGAAGAAATCACGGCAAGCGTTGCCAGTCTTACGGGGAAATGAAATGACCGACAAACCGCTGTTCGCAGACGTCTCGCACGCGCTGCACGTTTCCTACCTGGTGCTGTCCTTGCCGCCGCGCCAGAAGGCACCGTTCCGCAATATGCTGATCCAGCTGCTGGAGGCACTTGATCAGCCGACACTGGCACAAGAGCGCTGGCTCACGGAACTCCGCGGCGAGGTTTCGGAAAGAGGCTATGGCGGAAGCCTTTCAATGGACGAATACCGGGCGCAGTGCGCCATGATCACGGACGCGGTGAGGACTCGACTGCCCAGTCCAGAGTATGCGGCGGTGCTGGCGCGCTTCGGCCACGGTCCCGAGAAGCTGGCAGGGTGCAAGCGCCTGGCGGCTTACGCGCGCCGCTCCAGTGGTCTCACGGCGCTAACCCTGTTGCTGGACCTGACCGCTCGGCACTACCTGCCCAAGCAGCAGCGGCAGGACCTGACCTTCCGCGCGCTGGCCGACAAGCATGGCGGATCGCCGGCAACGCTGTTCCGTGCCGCCCGTTGGATGGACCAGAACTTTCGGAAGCTGGAGGTGCTGGCGATCGAGCGGCTGGAGCCGTCATTCATCGCCCATGGCATCGTCCCAGACCGTGCAACGTGCGATTCGGCGCAATCTGTTACTGCGTAAGGATTGGCGGGCTTTCGGACCTTGCTTTGTTGAAACAAATGCGCTAAATTCGCCTCATGCTACGGCAAGCCCCGCCCGGAATCATTTCCCGGCGGGGCTTTTGCATTCCTGCACCGGACGTCTTCCATGCCCTCCAAAGCCATCCTCGCCAATGGCAACCCCTTCGTGCTCGCTCTGAGGGATGCGCTCGGCCTCCCGAAGGAGACGATTGCCTTCGAGCTTCGATGCGCGCTGGACGAAGCGGTGACGGTCAAGTGCACCTACCACCCGCGCGCAGATGACGCGGCAGGCTTCGACCCCCGGCCGCTGGTCCGGACATATCAGCTCGTGCCGACTGGCGGCACAGTGCGCGGAGAGCCAGACCAGGCATTCGGGGACGAGGTCCACATTGAACATCGGGTCACGGTAGAAGGTGACCCAGCCTCGATTGTCGCTGCAATGCAGCAGGCGAAAGATGCCGCAATGGCAGAGATCCGCCGGCACCATGCACGGCCCATCGTGGAGAACCCTATCCCTCAGCCACGTCCGGCGCGCAAGCCGGCGATCTCGGCTGCCGCCGTCGGGTGGGGCGTCTTCGGCATGGTGTGCGTTGGCGCAGCGCTGGCTTACGCCTTCGGGCTCTGGCAGTGAGCAAGCAGCGCGGCCGCCTGCCGATGCTGGGCGGCAGGGTGGCGCCGGCAGGTAGCCGCACCCCGACCATGCAGCCGGGCTCCTGGCGCACCAGTGCCCTGACCAGCGCCCAGCGTGGCTATGGCTACCGCTGGCAGCAGGCGAGGGCGGCCCACCTCCGCGAGCATCCGTTCTGCGAGTACTGCCTGAAGGAGCGGCGCATCGTGGTCACCGCCGTGGCAGCCGTCATCCTTGAGTGCGCGGCGCGCGGGCTGGCCCTGCCATATGGGAACGTGGTGGACCACCGCATCCCCCATAGGGGTGATGAGACGCTGTTCTGGGATCGGGGCAACTGGGCCACGTTATGTATGCATCACCATTCTTCGCATAAGCAGCGAGAAGAGAACCGAGGCCTGTAAGGCTCACGTCGAGGTAACCCCTATGAAAGAGATCCCTGGCTACCCCGGCTACGCTGCCGGGGTGGATGGTCACGTCTACAGCGCGTACACCGGATATTCAACGCCGCTGTATGAGCACGTCGTCAAGGGCTATGCCCACGTGAAGGTGCGCGTCGGCGGTAGGGTTCTGAAGCGTCCCGTTCACAGACTGGTGCTACTCGCCTTCGTTGGGCCTCGCCCCGATGGCCATGTGTGCAGGCATTTGAATGGCAAGCCTCTGGACAACCGCTTGTCCAATCTCGCATGGGGCACCCATGCAGAGAACGCACAGGATGCGGTGCTACATGGCACGGTTGGCAAAGGCATGCTCGCCCATCACAGAAAGCTGACGGATGCACAGGTGCGCGAGGTGGTGCGCCGTGTGCAGGCAGGAGAGAGCGATGCATCAGTGGCGTCCGCCTTCGGTCTGAGCCGGCATTACCCCACAAAGCTCGCCCAGGGTGGCCGTTGGGGGCATTTGCACGCACATCTAGCGTGAGGGTAGGGGGGCATAAGAAGTCTAGGTGACCTTTTCGGCCTAGACCGCCCGTTCCCCCACGCAGAGGTTTTTTTCCTCCACCGGAATTTCAGCCCGGCTGGGTTATTGCGCAGAATCCGAAAAATGGCGAGACCGACATATAAACCGACTGTGGCAGCGCGTCGGAAGGTCGCTATTGCGGCTGGCGCGGGCATGTCGCACGAGGAAATCGCCATCGGACTGGGCATTTCCCGCAACACGCTGGAGAAACATTTCGAGGCGGAGCTGTCGCACGGCGCGTACGCCAAGCGGCTGGAGGTTCTGGTGGCGATGCATGCGGCGGCCAAGCGCGGCAACGTGGCTGCGCAGAAGGCGTACACCGCAATGCCGCCGCCGCGCGCCGCTGCCACGCCGCTGCCGGCCGACGAGCCCGCCGCCGGCAAGGCCAAGACGCCGGCCAAGGGCAAGAAGGAGCAGGCGCACGCTGATGCGATGACGGCGCAGGCCGGCACCGACTGGCAGGACCTGCTGCCCGGCTCGGCCGCGCTGCAATGACGTGGGATCTGTCCTGTCCGGACTGGGAAGAGCGCCTGGCCGGCCGACGGTCACTGGTCCCGGACCTGCCGATCGATGTTGCGCGCGGCGAGCGTGCCGTGGCCGTGTTCAACAAGCTGCGGCTGGCGGACGTGCCGGGCACGCCGACGCTGGCCGATGCCGGCGGCGAGTGGTTCCGCGACATTGTCCGCGCGCTGTTCGGCTCGCTGGACCCTGTCACGCGCCAGCGCGCCATCCGCGAGCTGTTCCTGCTGGTGCCGAAGAAGAACAGCAAGACGACCAACGGCGCGCTGCTGATGCTGACCGCGCTGCTGCTTAACGAGCGGCCGAACGCGTCGCTGATCATGACGGCGCCCGTCCAGGACGTGGCGCAGCTCGCCTTTGACGCGGCGGCCGGCGCCATCGCGCTCGACGACGTGCTGTCGAAGAAGCTACACGTGCGCGAGCACCTGAAGACCATCGTCCACCGGGAGACGAAGGCCGAACTGCAGATCATGTCGTTCGACCCGGCGGCGCTGACCGGCCAGAAACCGGTGGCGGTGCTGGTGGACGAGTTGCACGTGGTCGCCAAGATGAGCAAGGCGGCCAGCGCCATCCGTCAGCTGCGGGGCGGCATGCTGCCGTACCCGGAGGCCTTCCTGGCCTTCATCACCACGCAGAGCGAAGAGGCGCCGGCCGGTGTGTTCCGCGCCGAGCTGCTGAAGGCTAGGGCGATCCGCGACGGGCGCCAGCGCGGCGCCATGTTGCCGGTGCTGTACGAACTGCCCGAGGCGATCCAGAAGAAGCAGGACGCCTGGCGGGACCCGGCGAACTGGTCGATGGTGACGCCGAACGCCGGCAAGTCGATCACGATCGACCGCCTGGTGCAGGAGTTCGAGACGGCGCGCGACACCAGCGAGGAAGAGCTGCGCGCGTGGGCGTCCCAGCACTTGAATGTCGAGATCGGGCTGGCGCTGCGGTCCGACAGCTGGGCTGGGGCGCTGATCTGGGAGCAGCAGGCGCGCGCGGGCCTGACGCTGGCCGATCTGATCCGCCGGTGCGAGGTAATCGACGTCGGGATCGACGGCGGCGGGCTGGATGACCTGCTGGGGCTGGCGGCCACGGGCCGCGACCGGGAGACCGGCGAATGGCTGGCCTGGTGCAAGGCTTGGGCCCACCCGATGGTGCTGGAGCGCCGGAAGTCGGAGGCGCCAAAGCTGCTGGATCTGGAGAAGGCGGGCGAAATCGTGATCGTCGACCAGATCGGCGAGGACGTCGAGCAGCTCGCGCAGGACGTCTTGCTGATCTACGAAGCGGGCCTGCTGGACAAGATAGGCGTCGACCCGAGCGGCATTGGCGCCGTGCTGGACGCGCTGGTGGCGGCCGGCATCCCGGAGAAGAACGCCAACGGCGAAGACATGATCGTCGGCATCTCACAGGGCTGGAGGCTCGGAGGCACGATCAAGACCACCGAGCGGAAGCTGGCGGAGGGCGCGTTGTGGCACGGCGGCACGGCATTGATGAACTGGTGCGTGGGCAATGCCAAGGTCGAACCGAAGGGCAATGCAATCCTGATCACAAAGCAGGCCAGTGGCACGGCCAAGATTGACCCGCTGATGGCGCTCTTCAATGCGGTGGCGCTCCTATCCCTGAACCCGAAACCAGTGGACGACCTCGCTGGATTCTTTGCCAATCCGATCATCGTATGAAGCTCAACGTACCAGTCACCGTTGCCGTGGGCGCGGGAGCGGCAGGCATTGGCCTGTTCGTAGCCGGCGTCTTCGTGCTGGCGGGGGCAGGCTGGGCCATGCTGGCCGGCGCAGCGCCCTTGCTCGGCCTGTCGGCTGTCACCTTCCGGGGGTTGATGCGTGTCACAGAATAGCCTGGCATCGATCCTCGCTCGCGGCGTCGAGCGAAAGTCCATCGGATCGGCAGAGAGCGGGTTCTTCTCCCGCTGGAACTGGAACCGCGGCGTCTCCTGGTCGGGGATGACAGTCAACGAGCAGACGGCGCTGAACAACGACACCGTCTGGGCGTGCGTCAAGCTGATTTCGGAAACTGTGTCGACGCTGCCGCTCGGCCTCTACGAGCGCAAAAGAGACGGCACGCGCGAGCCGGCCACGGATCACCGCCTCTACGACCTGCTGCACAACGAGCCGAACAGCCATATGTCGGCTGTGAGCTTCTGGCAGGCGGCCGTGCTGTCGCTGCTGCTCTGGGGCAACGCATACGCAGAGATCGAGCGGATCGGCAGCCGGATCGTCAGCCTGGAGTTCCTCGATCCGGCCCGGGTCAGCGTGCGGCGCGATCGCACGGGCGCGCTGGAATATCGCTACACCGACTACGACACCACGCAGCGGGTGATCGCCCGAGATCGGATGTTTCATATCCGGGCCTTCAGTCTCGACGGCGAGATCGGGGTATCGGCGATCCAGTACGGCTACAACTCGATCGGCAGCGCGATGGCCACCGACAAGGCCTCGGACGAGACGTTCAAGAATGCGTCCCGTGCCTCGGGCATCGTCTCGATGGATCACGCTTTCACGCCGGGCCAGCGCGACGACGTCCGGGCCCACGTGAAGAAGGTCGATGCCGAAGGCGGTGTGTACGTGCTGGAAAAGGGCGCTGGCTTCACATCGCTGAAGTTCAGCCCGGCCGATGCTGAACTGCTCGCCAGCCGGTCGTTCTCCGTGGAGACGATCTGTCGCTGGTTCCGCGTGCCGCCCGTGATGATCGGGCACGGCGACAAGCAGTCGAGCTGGCCGACCAGCACAGAGGCCCAAGGAGCGCTGTTCCTGCGCTACGTGCTGCGGTCGCTGATTTCCCGCATCGAGCAGGAGATCCGCCGCACGTTGCTGACGCCGGCGGAGCGCACGCGCTACTTCGCCGAGTTCGCCATCGAGGGGCTGCTGCGCGGGGATAGCGCCGCGCGCTCGGCGTTCTACTCGACGGCGCTGCAGAACGGCTGGATGAGCCGCAACGAGGTGCGGCGGCTGGAGAACCTGCCGCCGGTCGAAGGCGGCGACATCCTGACGGTGCAGTCCAACATGATGCCGATCACTATGATCGGCACGGCCGCGCCGCAGGCAACCACCGTCCGCGACGCGCTGAAGCAATGGCTCGAAATCGGCATCCTGGAGCAGACATGAAATACAAATCGTTCGATTTCGACGTGAAGAGCGTCGACGACGCGGGCGTCTTTGTCGGCTACGGTTCGGTCTTCGGTAACGTGGACGGCGGCGGCGACGTGGTGGTGAAGGGCGCCTTCGGAGCGAGCCTGGCAGCGCGCTCTGCCAAGGGCCGGAAGCTGCCGATCCTCTGGCAGCACCGCAGCGGCGAGCCGATGGGGGTCTACGAAGACATCAAGGAAGATGACCATGGCCTTCTGATGACCGGCCGCCTCCTGGTCAACGATGTGCAGCGCGCACGCGAGGCGCATGCCCTGATGAAGGCCGGCGCAGTCACCGGCATGTCGATTGGCTACGGCGTTGTCGACGATCTGCTCGATACGAAGACGCATGTGCGCTACCTGAAGACGCTGGACCTGTATGAGACGAGCATCGTCACGTTTCCCATGAACGACGAGGCCCGTGTCGGCGTCGTGAAGTCGCTGGACCTGATTTTGAAGGACGGCAAGCTGCCGACCCTTCGCGAGTTTGAGGACTTCCTGTGTGAGGCAGGGTTCTCGAGGACGCAGGCCAAAGCCGTCGCTGGTAATGGCCTGACCAAGCTGCTTGATCGGTGCGAGGCCGATGGCAATACCAGCGACGCCCTGAAGATGCTGGATTCGTTCCGCATCCCGCAGTAACCCTGTCTCTGACAAGCACATGGCCGCCTTCAGGCGGCTTTTTCATTTCGTGAAAGGAAAATCATGACCACCGACGTGGAAACCAAAGAAGCGCTGGAAAATGGCCTGGCCAAAGTCTCCGACCAGGTGAAGGAGTGGGGTGAGAAGGCAATCGCCGAGGCCCAGAAGGCTGGCGAGCTGTCCAAGAAGACCCGCGAAGCCGTCGACGAGGTGCTGATCAAGCACAACGAGCTGGCCGCCGAAGTGCGCGACATGGAAAAGAAGATGGTCGAGCGGAAGGGCAGCGAGCCCGAGCGCCAGAAGTCGCTGGGTGAGCAGATCGTCGAGTCCGACACGTTCAAGCGCTATGTGGAGAACGGCAAGCAGGGTTCGATGAAGATTGAGCTGAAGGCCGTCACCTCGGCGAATGCCGGCGCGCTGATCCGCCCGTTGTACGAAACCGAGCCGGTGAGCCTGCCGAAGCGCCGCTTCACCATCCGCGACCTGCTGCCGGTGGTGCCCATCCAGACCAGCTCGGTGGACTATCCGAAGCAGTCGACACGCACGAACAATGCCGCGCCCGTCGCCGAAGCGGCAGCCAAGCCGTATTCGGACTACGTGTGGACGAACGCCACGGCTGCCGTTCGCACGATCGCCCACTTGGCCAAGCTGACGCGGCAGGCGATGGACGATGCGCCGCGCCTTGTCGGCGAAGTCGATGCTGAAATGCGGTATGGCCTTGGCCTCGTCGAGGAAGCCCAGATTCTGAATGGCAACGGCACGGGCCAGAACCTGAGCGGCATCATGACCCAGGCCACGGCGTACGCGGCGCCGATCACGATCGCCAGCCCGACCTCGATCGACATGCTGCGACTCGCCATGCTGCAGGCTTCGCTGGCCCTGTATCCCGCCACCGGCATCGTGTTGAACGAGGCTGACTGGGCGCGGATCGAACTGACCAAGACGACCGATGGCGCCTACCTGTTCGCCAACCCGCAGGGTAGCGTCGAGGCCCGTCTGTGGGGGCTGCCGGTGGTGCCGACGCCAGCCATGGCGATCGATGCGTTCCTGGTGGGCAACTTCCAGATCGGCGCGACGCTGTATGACCGCATGGGCGTGGAAGTTCTGATCTCCACCGAGAACGCCGACGACTTCGAGAAGAACCTCGCCACGATGCGCGCCGAAGAGCGTCTCGCGCTGGCCGTGAAGCGCCCGGCGGCCTTTATCGCTGGCGATTTCGGCCTGGTGACCTGATCTCGGTCCTGACGCGCAACTGAGCATGGTGCCGGCGGCTGCTGGCGCCATGCATATCGGAGAGCAACCATGAAAATCAAAGTGCTCCGCCACATGCTGGTGGATTCCAACATCACGCCCAGCCGTCCTGGCGCCGTCGTGGACGTTGACGACGACATCGCCAAGGAGCTGATCGCCCAGGGCACGGCCGAAGCTGCCTCCGGTGCGAAGAAGGGCGACGACGCGACCGACGAGAAAGCAGCGCCCGCGCCGGCGAACAAGAAAGCCCCCGACCCCAAGAACAAGGGTGCCTGATATGCCGATCCTCGCTCTCGACATGGTGAAGTCGCACCTGCGGGTCACGTGGCCGAACGAGGATCAGCTGATTGGGCTGTATCTGGCCGCCGCCGAAGGCTCCGCCGCCTCGTTCCTGAACCGCAAGGTCTATCCGGACCAAGACGCGCTCGAGGCGGCGGTGCTGGCCGAAACGGCCGGGGATGACCCGATGGTCGTCAATCCGGAGATTCAGGCGGCCGTGCTGCTGACCGTGGGCCATCTGTACATGAACCGCGAGGACACGGTCATCGGCGCCACGGTGGCGGAGCTGCCGCGCGGCGCGCTCGACCTGCTGCAACCATACCGCGTGGGGCTTGGCGTATGAGGGCCGGCCAGCGCAGTGAGCTGGTGCAGATCCAGCGCCCGGCCGAAGGGCAGGACGAGTTCGGGCAGCCTGTCGCCGGCTGGGTGACGGTCACAGAGGCGTGGGCGAACATCGTGCACCGCTCTGGCATCGAGGCCATCCGCGCCGACGCGCCGGCGTCGATCGTGCAGGCCAGCGTTCGCGTTCCGTGGCTGGCGGCCGACGGTGTGACCACCGCCATGCGCGTCCTGTGTGCCGACGGCACGGCATACGGGATCAAATCGATCCTGCCGGACCGGGTGAAGCGCCAGTTCGTGGACCTGGTGTGTGAGACGGGTGCCAACGAAGGTTGAGACTGATATGCAACGCAACGAGTACCGATTGACCCACGCTGAACTCCTCGCGCGGCTGCGTTACGACCCGCGAACGGGCAGCTTCTACAAGAAGAATGGCCGAATCGCTGGCACGCCGCACGGCGATCACCGCCGTGTCTACGTTCACGGCGAGTTCATATACGAGCATGTTCTCGCTTGGTTCTACACACATGGCAGTTGGCCGGATGGGGTGGTGGACCATATTGATGGTTGCGGATCAAACAACCGACTGGCGAATCTGCGTGTAGTGACCTTCAGCACAAACAATCTGAACCGGCACGCTCCGAACCGGAATAACAGCGTGGGGATTCTGGGTGTTCACCGGCACAGCACGGGATTCCGCGCGCAGCTGAGAGTGGAAGGTAAGGTCTACAGGTCAGAGGTTGTGTCGACACCGGATTGCGCGGCCGCGAAGTACGCGCTGTTACGCAGGACCTACTGTCCTGAAGCGAGGCCGAATGGCTAACTCCGCCGAGAAGGTAGTCATTGACGCGCTGAAGACCATTACCGGGCTGAGTATCTTTCCGGACGTGGCGCCCACTGGCACAGCGGGGCCGTATGTCACCTATCAGGCCGTTGGCGGCCAGGATGTGAATGGACTGGACGGCCCAGCCGACTTGGAGAACCAGCGGATGCAGATCAATGTTTGGTCCGCCACGCGCGCAGCGACGGCCACCACGATGCGCGCCGCGCGCACCACGCTGGTCGAGGCTGGCGGCATCCCGATCGGCGCCCCGGTGAGCCAGTACGAGAGCGACACGAAGCTGTACGGCAGTCGGCTTGACTTCAGCATCTGGTACCGGCCCTGAGCAGTCTCCGAAACCGTTTCTCCCTCGCCCGCCCTGCGCGGGCTCTTTAATCTCGAAGAGGTCAACATGCCATCCACCGCAATCTCCGCGCAGGGCTCGAAACTGGAAGTCTCCGGCACGACCGGCGCGGCCAAGACCATCACCGGCGTCGCTGTCGGCTTCCCCACGATCATCACCTCGACGGCGCACGCGCTGACGAACGGCGATGTCGTGACCCTGGCCGGCCTGACCGGCGCCGACGCAGCAACGCTGAACGGCCAGACCGTGGTGGCCAAGAACGTGACGGCCGATACCTTCGCCGTCGAGGTCAACACGGTGGGAAAGACTATCACCGCGGCCGGCACGGCGACGCCCGTCACCTGGACGAAGATCGAGAACCTGATCTCGTTCAACGGCTTCGACGGCCAGGCCAGCGAGCTGGATGTCACCGATCTCGACTCGACGGCGAAGGAATTCATGCTCGGCCTGCAGGACTGGGGCTCGTTCACCTTCGACGTCAATAAGGACTTCAACGACGCGGGCCAGCAGGCGGTGGACGCCGCGAAGCGCGCGGGCACGAAGCGGTCCTACAAGCTCACGCTGCCCAACGGCAAGACCAAGACCTTCGACGCCTACTGCAAGAACAGCCCGCTGGAAGGCGGCGTGGACCAGGTGCTGAAGACCTCCGGCGTGACGCTGCGCATTACCGGCGACGTGGTGGACGCATAACATGGCCATCCTTTCGAAAGCAGCAATTCTGGGGGCGGCGGACCTCAAGACGGAAGACGTCGAGGTCCCCGAGTGGGGCGGCAGCGTGCGTGTCGCCGTGATGTCGGGCCTCGCGCGCGACAACTGGATCAGCCGCCAAGGCGACGGCAAGGTGCCCTACAGCGTCTTCACCGCGCGCGTGCTGGTGTCCACGGTGGTCGACGAGGACGGTCAGCCGGTCTTCGATGAAGCGGACATCGAGACGCTGCGCGGGAAGAACCAGGCCGCGATGGATCGCGTGCTCGCTGTGGCCCTGCGGCTGAACGGCCTCGCGGCCAGCGCCGTGGAGGAAGCCGAAAAAAACTCCGACGCCGCCCCGAGCGGCGATTCTGGTTCCGGCTCGCCCTCGCCCTCGGAAAGTCAGTAGGCCAGGCGCAGGCGGAGATCCCCAGCGCGGAGTTCGTCGAGTGGATGGCGTTCTACCAGCTGGAGCCGTGGGGCAGCCACTACGACGACCTCCGGGCAGGCACGATCGCCTCGATGGTGGCGAACGTCCACCGGAACCCGAAGGCCGCGCCGGAGCCGTTCCGCGCGCTGGATTTCTGTCCTTGGAATGAGTACTCCGGCGACGGCCGCGCTACCGAGCCTATCCTGCTGGACGATCCTGACGCGCAGGCGGATCTGATCGAGCGAGTGATGTTTCCGAAGAGGTCGTGATGGCGAAGCCAAAAACTGTCACGGTCGAGAACGGTGCGGCCCTAAAGGACGCGCTGAACGCTTTGGACGAGATCGCCAGCGAGTCGGTGCTGCGACAGGCGGCCGTGGCCGGTGTGCGTGAGATCTTCGCCGAAGTGAGGCTGCGCGCGCCTGTCGACAAAGGCATCTACGAGGGGAAGCAGGGCCCGCACCCGCCGGGCTTCCTGCGAAGCCACATCATCATCGCCTACGACGACGAGGTCTCTGTCCCGGGGCGGGTCGCTTCCTACCTCGTGACATGGTCGAAGGAAGCGTTCTACGGGTACTTCCTCGAGTACGGCACCTCAAAGATGGCCGCTCAGCCTTTCCTACGTCCGGCCTTTGAGGCGAAGAAGACGGCCGCTGCGGCAGCAGTGGATGAAGTGATTCAGACCAAAGCGAAGGAATTGAGCCGTGGCCGCTAACGAAACTATTGTCCGAGTCACAGCAGATGCGACCGGCTATACGGCCGAGCTGGACAAGGCCAGGCGCAGCGCCGATCTCTTCATGGCGAAGCAGGAGGATATTGCGCGCCGGAACGCCGCGGCGCAGGCGGCTGTTGCTGAGGCGACGAAGAATGGGTCCGATGTGAGCGCGCGGGCCATAGCGAAGCTGGTCGATCAGGCCGAGCGCATGGTCAACACCGTCGGAAAGACCCGATCGGAGTTGCTGGCCCAGAAGGCCGCTATTGTCGGCGCTTCCGATGCGCTCGCCCCGTATGTCCAACGCCTCAAGGCTGCGGAAGAGGCCGCCCGTGGCACGCGCCGCGTGCAAGAAGCGCTCGACGGCGTGGGCATGTCGGCCCGGCAGACCGCCGCGGCGATGCGCATGGTGCCGGCCCAGATGACCGACATCGTGACGCAGCTTGCCGGCGGCCAGAGCCCGCTGCTGATTCTCACGCAGCAGGGCGGGCAGCTCCGCGACATGTTCGGCGGCATCGGGCCCGCCGTGCGCGCTGTGGGTACCACCGTTGCCGGCCTGATCAACCCGTTCACGCTGAGCGCTGCGGCGGCCGGCGCGCTGGCGTACGCCATGTCGCAGGGCGCGAGCGAGTCGAAGGCGTTCAACCAGGCACTGATCATGACCGGCAACTATGCCGGCCTGTCGGCGGACCAGTTGGCGACCATGTCGGCCACGGTGAGCCGCACAATCGGCACGCAGGGCCAGGCGGCGGAGGTGCTGGCCAAGATCGCGGCCACGGGCAAGATTGCCGGCGACCAGATCGTCGCCATCGGCATTGCCGCCGAGGCGATGGAGAAGGCCACCGGCACTGCCGTCGACAAGACCATCGAGCAGTTCGTGCAGCTCGGCGACGAGCCGGTGAAGGCGTCGCTGAAGCTGAACGAGCAGTATCACTACCTCACGGCGGCGGTCTACGACCAGATAGTGGCGCTGGAAGAGCAGGGCAAGAAGGATCAGGCCGCCGCGCTGGCCCAGCAGGCGTACGCCGAGCAGATGAAGGCGCGCGCCGACAAGGTGATCGGTAACCTTGGTTATATGGAGCGCGCCTGGAACGCTGTCACCGGTGCGGCGAAGGGCGCGTGGGACGCCATGCTGGGGCTGGGCCGGGCGGCCACGCTGGACGAGATCCGCAACAAGATCACTGGCGTGCAGAGCCAGATCGCGGATCTGGAGAAGGGCGGCGGCTTCGCCAGCAACGAAGGCGGCGCGGCATTCGGCTCCGGCGCGCGGGCGCGCGTTGCGCAGATCCAGCGGCTCCGGGAGGAACTGTCGAAGCTGCAGTCGCAGGCCAAGCCGCTTGAGGACGCTGGCGCGCAGGCATCCGCACAGGCCGCCAACCAGCGCCAGCAGGACGCGATGATCTCGGCGAAGGCGCGTCTGGATGCGCAGACCAAAGCCACGCGTTCGCGCGCCGACCAGCGCAAAGACGAGATCGACCAGCTCAAGCGCGACGCCGAGACGGTCGGCATGGCAGCCGACGAGTACAACAAGCGCGTCGCGGCGATCGAGGAAAAGTACAAGGATCCGAAGACCCGGACGGCCAAGCCCAAGGCCTACCAGGACGATGCGGCGACGAAGTTCCTGCAGCAACTGCGCGACCAGGACGCCGCCACGCGCGCGGCGCTGGAGTCGAGCGAGAAGCTCACGGCAGCTGAGCGCCAGCAGGCCGAGTTCCTGCAGAAGATAGGCGACCTGAAGGGCAAGACCATCCTGACGGCCGAGCAGAAGAGCCTGCTGGCCAACCAGGACCAGATCAAGGCGCAGCTGGCCCAGAACGTTGAGAACGAGCGCGCGCTGAAGCTCAAGACCGACATCACGAAGCTGGAAGAGAGGTCGGCCGCCGTCAACGCCCAGATCGGCAACTATCAGAAGTCGCAGGCCGAGCAGTACCAGCGACAACTGGACGCGCTGGGCCGGGGCAGCGAGGCGCAGAAGCAGGCCGAGGCTGTGCGCTCGATCTACCGCGAGTACGAGAACCTGCAACTGCAGCTGGAGAAGGCCACGCCCGAGGCGGCACGCAACTCCGCCGCCTACACGAAGGCGCAGGACGACATCCGCGCTGGGCTGGATCGGTCGCTGCAGGACTATGACGACTACTACGCCTCGCTGCGCGAGAAGCAGACCGACTGGGTCAACGGCGCGACCGAGGCCATGGCCAACTATGCGGAGTCCTCGCGCAATGCCATGGCGCAGGCCAGCAGCACGGCCACCAACGCTTTCAAACGGATGGAAGACGGCATTGTCACGTTCGCGACGACGGGTAAGTTCAATTTCAAGGACTTTGCGCAGTCGGTGATCGCTGACCTGCTGCGCATTCAGACTCGGGCGGCCCTGTCCGGCATCTTCAGCCAGCTGGGCAGCCTGATCGGCAGTGCCGTCGGTGGTGCGGCAGGCGGAACGGATACCGGGACGGCAGGGGTTTCCAGCACATCCCCCGTTGACATGAGTTCCGTCTCTGGCGTCGAATTGCGAGCCGCTGGAGGCCCGGTGGCCGCTGGCCAGCCCTATATCGTTGGTGAGGTGGGTCCGGAGCTGTTTGTGCCGCCGGCGTCTGGGTCGATCGTGCCGAATAACGCATTGGGTGGCGTCGGCGCTGCCGGTGGCGGAGATGTGACGATCGTCCAGCACATCAACGTCGATAGCCGCGCGGATCAGGCCTCCATCTTGCAGGCAATGGTGCAAGCGAAAAACGCAGCTGTGGCCGAAGTACGAGCGAACCTCATGCGCGGCGGCGATCTCAAGCACCTGACGGGGAGGTAGAAATGGCGACGTTGGAGTGGCCGGAGAGCCTGGTGCCGGCGAAGGCGACGTGGGGCCTGAAGTCGAATACGGAGGGATTCAACTCGCCGTTGAACGGCTCTGTCCAGACAGTTGAGCGCCCCGGCGCTCGTTGGAAGATAACGCTGGAATTTCCGCCCAAGAACGAGCGGGAGCGCGGGCAACTGGAAGCATTCCTGGCATCGATTGGTGGCTTGGCTGGAAGATTCACGATCTGGCCGCATGGGCGCCCAGGAAACTCGATGTTCGCGCCCCTCGTGAACGGCTCCATGACGAACTTCAAGATGCTCCCCACGAAGTCGTGGCCGGCGAGCACGCTGGTCCTGCGCGCCGGTGACTACCTGGCCGTCGGGGGTGAGCTGAAGATTGTCACCGCCGACGTCACCAGTAGCGCGGGAGGGTTGGCCACAGTGCCGGTGGCGCCGCCGTTCCGCAATGCCCCGACGAACAATGCCGCGATCACCTTGGACAAGCCGCGCACGACCATGATGTTGACGGCCGACGAGTACGGGGTGCCGGTGCTACCTGGCCGCATCTCCGACTCGGTCGTGATCAGTGCTTCGGAGGTCTTCTGATGAACCGCAGTATGGATGCTGGGACAGCAGAGGCCGTTGTCGCCAGCCACGTTCCCTACATCTTCTTCGTGCGGATGGACTTCTCGCAGCCGCTGTGCGTTTGCAGCGCGGCGTATGACGTGTTCTGGAACGGGATCAGCTGGGTTGGCCTGGGCACACTGGGGAGCATCGAGCCGATTCAGGAGCAGGCGGGCCTTGAGGCCATCGGCGTTCGCTTGACGCTTTCTGGTGTGCCCAGCGAACTGATCGCTATCACCCTTGGGGAGCAGTACCAGGGCAATCCCTGCCGGATCTGGTTCGCGCCACTGCGGGACGATATGCGGCTGCTGGTCGATCCGGTCCGGCTCTTCGATGGCCGCATGGACACCATGGACACGGAGGTGGGCGAGACGGCGACGATCACCGTGGCCGCGGAGTCGCGAATGGCATCGTGGGATAGGCCCAAGGTGCGCCGCTACAACAACGAAGACCAGCTGAGCCGCTACGCCGGTGATCGCGGCTTCGAGTACGTGGCCCAGATGGTCGAGAAGCAATTGCTGTGGGGACGCTGATGCAGCGCTTGATTGACTGGCCGACACGGCTAACAGATTTCGTAGAAGCCCGCCGCGCGCGGGCTTTTTCTTGGGGTGAATCCGATTGCTGCTTGTTCGTTTGCGACGGGATCGAAGCTTTCACAGGCGCGGACCCCGGCGCGCGCTGGCGGGGCGTGTATTCGAGTGAGAAGGGCGCTCGGCGGATCCTGCGGGACAACGGGGGCGTGCTGGGCGTCGCGACCTTGGCATTCGGGCCCGCCGTGCCGGCTCCGCTCGCTGGACGCGGCGACGTGGTGCTGGTCGATACGCCCTATGGCGATGCGCTGGCGCTATGCGTCGGAACTGCTATAGCCGCGCAAGGCGCACTCGGGATTGAGTTCCTGCCCCTGCACGTGGCTCGGGCAACTTGGAAGATATAGGGAGACGGCCAGATGCCGGTGATTATTCCGTTCATCCCGGCGCTTGTGGCAGCTGCCGCGACTGCCGCTGGCGCGTCTGCCATCGTCGCGACTGCGCTGATGATCGCTGCGTCGCTGATAGTCGGAATGGTATCGAAGCCGAAGTCTCTCAACGGCTTTTCATCGGAGGCGCAAGGCCGGACGCAGGTTGTCCGCTCAAACGTACAGCCTCGCAACATGATCTATGGCCGCGCGATGACGTCCGGGCCACTGGTGTTCGCAGGCAGCACGGATGGGAACGGCAAGAAGAACCAGTATATGCACCTCGTCATCGCCTTGGCGGATCACGAGTGCGACGCAGTGGAAGAGGTCTATCTCGGCGAATCACCTGTGGGCGCTCTGGATCCCAACGGCTATGTGCTGACCGCGCCATTCAAGAAGATCCAGATGGTCAATCGGCGGTTCAGCCAGGCTGTGCCGATGGGAGAGACCACGGCGGTGCTGTCTCCGGGCGAGGCAATCCACAAGATCATCTCGATCGAAACCTTTGGTGGCGAGAACTACGCGGGCTCGGTGAACTTCTCTTTCACGCCCGATTCGATGTCGGTCACCGTCACCGACATTGAGCCCGGTGTCAACAAGGTGATCATGGAGTACGAAGCGGAGGTCGGCTCCCCGCTGGTGCGCGTGAGAACACACCTCGGCTCGCCATATCAGGAGGCCGACCCGGTGATGGTGTCCGAGATTCCTGGCTGGACGTGGACACACCAGCTGCGTGGCGTCTGCTACCTATATGTGCGGCTGGAATACGACATCGACGTGTTTCCCAACGGCCTGCCGAATATCAAGGCCCTGGTGCGCGGCAAGAAGGTGCTGGATCCCCGCGTCGGTACCGTCGCGTGGAGCGACAACTGGGCGCTGTGTGTCAACGACTACCTGCGGGACGAGCGCGGCTTCGGCTGCACCGATACCGACGTCGACGTTCAGTCCGTGATCATTGCGGCGAACATCTCGGACGAGTACGTGGCGGTCGCGCCGGAGCGCTACCAGCGCAGCTACAGCTGCAACGGCATCGTCATGCTGGATAAGTCGCCGCGCGACAACCTCGCGGAGATGGTCACGGCCGGCGGCGCCACTGTGACGATCACCGGTGGTGTTTTCCGGGTCTTCGCCGGTGCCTACGACCTCGCGACCGTGACGCTTACGGAGAGCGACCTGCGCGGCCCGGTGAAGGTCCAAGCGCGCACGCCGCGCCGGGATCTCTTCAACCGCGTCAAGGGAACCTTCATCAATCCGTCGAACAGCTGGCAGCCGAGTGACTTCCCGGCCGTCGAGAACCCGCTGTATGCCCAGCAGGACGGCGAGGTGATCGACCGCGACATTGAGCTGCCATTCACGACCGACTCCTTTCAGGCCCAGCGCCTAGCGAAGATCATCCTGGAGCGGTCGAGGCAGGGCATCGTCGTCGACTTTCCCGCGAAGCTTACGGCGTTCCCGCTGACCGCCTACAGCACCGTCAAGGTCACGCTGCCGAAGTTCGGCTGGTCGGAAAAGGTTTTCCGCGTCATGTCGTGGAAGATGTCCGACGACGGGGGCATCGACCTGATGCTGAACGAGGAAGCCGCGGCGGTCTATGACTGGGCCTACGGCGACGCGACTGTGGTGGACCCGGTACCGGACACGAACCTGCCGGACCCCTTCAAAGTCGAGACGCTGGGGGCGTTCACGCTCGATTCTGGGGAAGACCAGCTTGTCATGGGCGGCGGCGGCCAGGTGGTCACGCGGATCCTCGCTAAGTGGCCGCCTGTGGTGGACGCGGCGGTATCCCAGACGGGACGCATCGAGCTGGAGTACAAGACGCTCGAAGCCGAGACCTGGAGCGCGCTGGCGCCGGTGAGCGCGAGCACCACCAGCACCTACATTTCGCCAGTCGAAGACGGCGGCCGGTATCTGGTGCGCGGGCGCGTGGTTTCGGGCATCGGCGTGCGCAGCCCGACATGGACGTACTCGGCACTCCACACGGTTGTGGGCAAGCTCGCGCCGCCGGCGAACCTGACGGGGCTGTCGCTGGCCGCCATCAACGGATTCGCCAACCTGACGTGGGACGCGGCGGAGGAACTGGATGTCCGGGTGGGCGGGCAGGCGCGGATCCGGCACACGACCGACACGGAACAGCCGAGCTGGGGAAGCGCGATCGACATCGGCGGCTATATCTCCGGTGCGGCCAACTCCGCGCAGCTGCCGCTGCTCTCTGGCGTCTACCTGGCCAAATGGATCGACTCGACGGGCCACGAGTCACCGAGCGCGACCATGGTGGTGACCACCGCGCCGTCCCTGAGCAGCCTGAACATCGTCGCGGCGGTGATTGAGCAGCCGGCATTCGCTGGCGCGAAGTCGAACATCGTCTACGACCCTGCGCTCAACGGCATCAAGCTGGTCGGCTCAGGCCTGATTGATGATCAGGGCCTGAGCGACGCCGGCGGCCTGTGGGATAGCCAGGGCACGATCGATGGGCTGGGACTTATCGACACGGTCGTTGGCGCGGGTGGCTGGGGGCTGATCGACTCGCTCGACGGCATCGTCTCGAACGGCACGTACCAGTTCGCCAACACGTTCGACCTCGGCGTGGTGGAGAAGTCGCGCCTCACGGCAACGATCGACGCGATCTCGTTTGACACCGGCGATCAGATCGACTTCCGGTATGACCTCGTCGACACGTGGGAGTCTATCGACGGCAACCGCATCAGCGACACCGTCGTTTCGCTCTATGTGCGCACCACGAACGACAACCCGGCAGGCTCGCCAGTTTGGGGGGAGTGGCAGCACTTCGCGATGGGCGACTACGAGGCGCGCGCGTTCCAGTGGAAGGTTGAGCTGGAAAGCGGCTCGACATCGCACAACGTGGTCGTGACGGGCCTGACGGTCAATATCGACATGCCGGACCGTAGGGAGTCGGCGCGCGATGTCATCTCTGGCGCAGGCGCCAAGGTCATCACCTTCGACAAGGTCTTCCGAATCCCGCCTGTGCTGGGCATCACGGCCCAGAACATGGGGCAGGGCGACTACTTCGTCATCACCGGCAAGGCCGAGTTTGGATTCACTATCACCTTCTACAACGCCGCAAGCACTCCCGTGTCGCGCAAGTTCGACTGGGATGCTGTTGCCTACTAACGCGAGAGGAAAGCATGTCCCAACATGACATGGACGTTGCCAACCAGGCAGGTGCAGCGTTCCGCGCCGATATGAACCAGGCGCTGCAGGCGCTGGCCAGCACGAGTTCGGGATCGGTGGCGCCAACCACGACCTTCGCATATCAGTTCTGGGCGGACACCAACGCCGGGCTCCTGAAGATGCGGAATGCCGCGAACAATGCCTGGATCACCATCGGCCTGCTTGGCGTCCAGAACCTGGGGCACATCCTCCCCGGAACAGTCGTGTTCCATGCCAAGAGCGTGGCGCCAGCCGGCTACCTCAAGGCCAATGGCGGTGCTGTATCCCGGAATACCTACGCGGATCTGTTCGCCGAGATCGGGACGACCTTCGGTGCCGGGGACGGTTCGACGACCTTCAATCTGCCGGATCTTCGTGGGGAGTTCGTTCGAGGATGGGATGACGGTCGCGGCCTCGACACCGGACGCGGGTTCGGTACTTTGCAGACCGAGATGATTGGACCGCACACCCACAACACTATTGCCGCTGCATCTGGCGTCACGGGCGGCGCTGAAAGCATTGCATATATGCCCGGCGATAACAACGGGTTGCATGTGGTGATCAGTAACGGCTCACACGGCGTGCAGCCAAACACCGGCACGGAGAATCGCCCGCGCAACGTCGGCCTGCTGGCCTGCATCAAGTACTAAGGACTCCCATGGACATCTTCAACTACCACCCGAAGACCGGCGAGTTTCTGGGCGCCGGCGTTGCCGAGCCGAACCCGCTGGAGCCGGACGACCCGCTGGTGCCGGGCTACGCGACCACCTTGGCCCCGCCGCAGGCAGAGGAACGCCGCGCGCCGGTCTACCGCAACGCCGGCGGCCAGCCGCCGCAGAACTGGCCGGACGGCTCCTGGACGCTGGTGCCGGACTACCGCGCGGTGCCGCTGTTCCGCACCGCCGACGGTTCCGCGTTCGGGCTGGGCGACGAGTACAACGGGCTGGGCGATCTGCCGGCTTTCCTGACGGATGAGGCCCGGCCTGGTCCCGCCTATAAGTGGGTGGCCGACGAATGGGTGCTCGACGAGCAGCTGGAGACGCAGCAACTCACCGCGCAGGCGCTCGCGCAGCGTGATGCGCTCCTGGCCGAGGCCGACCAGTTGATCGCGCCGCTGATGGATGGCTTCGTGCTGGACGAACTCACGCCGGAGGAAGAGATCCGCCTGAAGGCGCTGAGCCAGTACCGCAAGGCGCTGCGCGCGGTGAACGGCCAGGCTGGCTTCCCGCGCACCATCAACTGGCCGGTGAAGCCCGCGTAGCACCCGCCGCGTTCTGTACCGGCCGCCTTCGGGCGGCTTCTTCATTTTCAGGGGTTCACCATGACGATCGGTATGTCCACCGCCCTGCGCAACTCGCGCCTTGACGCAATTACCACGGCCGCCGGCGCCAGCGCGAAGCTGCGGCTATACACGGGCACTCGACCGGCAACCGGCGCGGCGATCACTTCGCAGACGCTTCTGGCCGAAATGACCTGCGGCGCGACGTTCGCGCCGGCGGCTTCCGGCGGCGTGCTGACCCTCAATGCCATCACCGGGGACTCGTCGGCGGACGCCAGCGGCACGGCCACGTGGGCCCGCCTCCTGAAATCCGACGGCACGACCCACGTGCTCGACATGGACGTCGGGACCAGCGGCTCCGACTTCAACATGAACTCGAACGTGATCTCGGCCGGCGCGGCGGTCAGCATCACTTCGGCCACGCTGACGGAAGCGAACGCGTAACCATCCACGGGGAGGGCGGCTGTGACAACTGTTGTCCTCACGACCGGCACCACCTGGACGGTCCCGGCCGACTGGGTATCTGCTGGCAGCGTGGTCGAGACTACTGCCGCGAGCGGCGGCGGAGATTCCCAAGGGAACAATAACGGCGCCGGTGGCGGCGGTGGCGCCTATTCCTCGATCGCGAACGTCAGCCTGACGCCCGGTCAAGTCGTGCAGATCCGCTTCGGCGCGGCCGGCGTAGCGGGCGGCCCGTCCGCGACGGCCACGGCTGGCGGCGACACGTGGTTCAACGGCACGACGCTCGCAGGCTCTTCGTGCGGCGCGAAAGGTGGCGGCCCGGCCTCGTCGAACACACCAGGTGCCGGCGGCGCGGCGGCCGGCGGCGTCGGTACTACCAAGTTCTCGGGCGGTGCTGGCGGGACTGGTGCCGGCGGCCGTGGCGGTGGTGGCGGCGGTGCGGCGCACTCCGGCGGTAACGGCACGGCGGGCGCCAACGCATCGGGCACCACCGGCGGAGCTGGCGGCGCCAGCGGCTCGACCCCCGGCGGCGCGGGCGGAACCGCCTCGGCGGCCGGCCAGGCCGGGACGGCCAGTGCGGACGGTGGCTCGGGTGGCGGTGGTGGCGGCGGAACTGGCTTTGCCAACGGCGGGGCGGGCGGCCTGCCGGGCGGTGGCGGCGGGGGGATGGGCGGCGGCACCTCCACCAACCTCGCAGGCGCGGGCGCCGGCGGCCAGATCCGTATCACCTACACACCGGCCTCGGGCGCCACCGGAACGATCTCCGCGACTCTCGGCGGCGCCACTGCTGCGGTGGCCGGCAGCCTGCAGTTCACCGGCACTGTTTCGCGCACGCTGGGATCTGTAGCGCTCGCAGCGACCGGCGGGCAGTCGTTCACCGGTTCTGTTGCGAAAACACTGGGCGGCGTCACGGCTTCGGTGTCGGGTGGGCAGACCTTCAGCGGCTCGATCGGGGCTGCGCTGGCCGGCGTGAGTTCGGCGATTGCCGGCATGCAGGCTGTCTCGGGCGCGGTGTCTGCCGCGGTGGGCGGCGTCACGGCGGCCGTGGCCGGCAGGCAGGCGCTGTCCGGATCGACCGCTGCGACGTTGGCAGGCGCCGCTGGCGCGGTTGCTGCCATCCAGACGCACAGCGGGGCCGTGGCAGCGAGTCTCGGACCGCTGACCGCCTCCCTGTCGGGAATCGTCCTCGACGGCGCGGGCGGCGTCATTGCCGCAACACTGGCGCCCGCCACCGCCTCGTTCGCTGGGCAGCAGACCATGGCCGGCACCTTCGCGCCGGTGCTGGGCGGCGTGGCGCCGGCTATCAGCGGGTCGCAGACGATCGCCGGCACCTTGTCGGCCACGCTCGCGCCGGCGGCGGCGAACTTCACCGGCCTGGCGGCAGACGGCCTCGCCGGCGTGCTGGCCTCGACCTTGGGCGCCACGGTGGCCAGCATCGCCGGGCGCCAGACGCTCAGCGGCGCGCTGTCCGCCGTGCTGGCGCCGGCCACGATGCAGGCCAGCGGGATGGTGGTCGGCGAAGACAGCGGCCCTGCCGATCCTGCCGTGGTCGTGGTGCCGGCCGAGCGGCGGGTGGCCAAAGTGCCCGCAGAGAGTCGCCTGTACGTGGTGCCAGCAGAATCCCGCGCAGCGGCCGTGGCAGCTGAGCCGCGCGCCGCGCGCGTCGAGCATGAAACGAGAGGACTGGAGATACCAGGATGACCACAGCATTCCCGCCGAAGGACCCGGCCGCCGTCCTCGACTACCAGGTGGACTGGTCGGCATGGCTCGCGGAAGGCGAGACGATCAACGAGGGAGCCGTCGCCATTGCCGCGCCAGGGCTCACCGTGAACCCTGCCGGCAAGACCACCGCGGTGTCAGGCGGAAAGGTGACTTTCTGGTTGGGCGGCGGCGTGGCGGAGACGTTCTGCGAGGTGTCCTGCCAGGTCACGACCTCCGCCGGCCGGACCGACCGACGAACGATACCCCTGCGCGTCGCCGCGCGAACGATCACCTAGCCACCTTCGGGTGGCTTTCTCTTTTCTGGAGTGCGCGATGGACAGGCAGCTTTTCAAGATGGCGGCGGGCCTGCCGCAGGCGATGGCTGACCGCTGGTGGCCGCACGTCAGCGCGGCGTGGCAGGAATTCGACATCCAGACGGTGGAGCGACAGGCGGCGTGGCTTGCCCAGGTCGGCCATGAGTCCGGCGGCTTCATCTACACGCGCGAACTGTGGGGCCCGACGCCGGCGCAGGTCCGCTACGAGGGGCGCGCCGATCTGGGGAACACGCAGCCGGGTGATGGCAAGCGCTTCATGGGTCGAGGGCTGATCCAGATCACCGGCCGCGCCAACTACCGCGAATGCGGGGCCGCCCTGGGCATCGACCTCGAAGCCAACCCCGTGCTGCTTCAGGGCGACGCGCTCGCCGCGCGCTCGGCGGGCTGGTTCTGGCAGAAGAAGAACCTGAACGCGCTGGCCGATGCCGGCGAGTTCGTGCTGCTCACCCGCCGGATCAACGGCGGCACCAACGGCCTGGCCGACCGGCAGCAGCGTTGGGATCGCGCGAGGCGCGCATTGGGAGTCGTGTGATGAAGATCGTCGAGAACTGGAACAAGTTGTGGAAGAGCACCACAGTGCTGCTGTCGGCGCTTCTTGCCATGCTGGCCGCCGCGCAGGCGGTGCTGCCATCCGTGCAGGCGGCCATCGAGCCCAAGCTCTTCGCGCAGATCTCGCTGGCGCTGGCGGTGCTGATCGGCGCGCTGCGCTATATCGCCCAGCCATCCCTGAAGACGGACGAAGAGCCGACTGACAAACCGTGATCTGCCAGCAGAGCAGCTCGCACAACGGAGCCGTGATGGACCTCACAACGATGAATGTGCCGGGGGGCACGGGCGGGGCGCTTGGCTTCATTGTGGCCGCTATCGGTGGCGCAATCTGGTTCATCCGCAGCGCGTGGCGCAAGGATCGAGTGGAGGGCGCTCAGAGCCAGGCGGAGATCGACATCATTGCGCGCCTGTCCGAGCAGTTGGATAAGGCCAATGCGCGCGAGGCTCTGGCAAACCAGCGCGCTGACCTGGCCTACAAAGAGCGCAACGAGGCCTTCGCCGTGATCGGCGAGTTGAAGGCCAAAATCGGCGGCCTGGAAGCTCAGGTGCAGGCGCTGCGGGAGAAACTCGATGGCAAGGCTACGTGATTGGCTGGCGCGGTACCGGACGAAGTTCATCCTGATCGCGCACAGGATAGAGGCGGTGGCCGTCCTGATCCTGCTCCTGGGTGGTGGCATGGGAATCGGCTATTGGGCCTGCGTCTGGCAGTACCGTGACCTGATGGCGCAGCAGCGCGAGGACCATCAGGCCGAGATCGGCCGGCTGCAGCACGCATATACCCAGACGCTCCAGGCGCTGACGCCGAAGGTGACGGCCGCTGCCAGCGCGTCAGCTCAGGCGGCGGAAGCGTCGGTCGAGGCGGCCAAGTCCGTAAAGCGCGCCACGCGGCCCGCGCCCGCTGCCGCGCCGGCGGTGCCTCGTGCGCTGTCGGAGGCGGAGCGGCAGGATGTGAACCGAGACATTGAGGCAGCAAACCGGAAGGTGAGGGAGGCCCGAAAGTGAGAGTCCTGATGCTTTGCCTGCTGCTGACCGGCTGCGCTGCTCCGCCGCCGGCCGCGCCCGCGCCGCGCGACTGCCCGACGCTGCCCACCCTGAAGCCCGGCGCCGGCCGCGCCGACATGCTCGACCACATCCGCGTCACGGCGGACCTCTACGCGCGCTGCGCGGCGACAATATGACCCATCTATCGAAAGTCCTTCGGGAGGCTGCGCCCGGGCATCTCACCTTCTGGTGTCCCGGCTGCAAGGATTCGCACTCGATCCGCTATGGCGACGGGTCGGGCCCCCGCTGGGGGTGGAACGGCAACGCCGAGCGGCCCACGTTCACGCCCAGCGTGCTGGTGCGCAGCGGTCACTATGTCCCCGGCCACGAGAACGGATCGTGCTGGTGCACCTACTACGCCGAGCACCCGGACGAACCGGGCGACTTCGCCTGTGCCATCTGCCACACGTTCGTGACGGAGGGGAACATCCAGTTCCTCGGTGACTGCACGCACGAGTTCGCCGGCAAGACGGTACCAATGGTCGAGTTCCCGGAGGGGCGGGCATGTTGACGCTCCCGTTCGCATTGCCATGGCGCGCGATCGGCGCCGCGCTGCTGGCCGCTGGCATCTTCGCCGCCGGCTGGGCCGCCAATGGCTGGCGCAAGGATGCGGAGATCGAGCGCCTGAAGATGGCCAGCGCTCAGGCGGATCTGGCCAGCGCCAACCAGGCGCTCAGTGACCTGCGCGCCGCTGGCGCCACCATCCGCGCCAAGGCCGACGAGTTCGCCGGCATCCAGACCACCCTCGGCGCCAAACTCGACGCCATCCGGAAGGACCTGAAGAATGCTCCGAAGCTGCCTGCTGATTGCCGCCCTGACGCTGGCCGGGTGCGCCTCATGTCCGACGCCGTCGACGCGGCCAAGCAAGCCGCCGCCGCTCGATAGCGCGCTGGCCGCGCCATGCACGGTTCCCGACGCGCCGGCCGTTGCCGACTATGACGCTTGGCAGGAATGGGTGATGAAGGATCTGCTGGGCGCGCTGGGCGAGTGTGCCGCGCGGCATCGGAAGACAGTGGAGGCGTGGCCGGGCTGACGCTACCGCTTGACCGTCTCCGGCGGCACCGCGCCGGATCGCTTCACTGCATCAAGCACGACCTCCACTAGCACCATGCCGTCGATGTCCACTTCGTACAGCGTGCGACCACACATCGGGCAGGGCGCCTTTGTCGGAACCGTCTCGCCCCGTAGTCCAAGGTGGAACTCCGAGATTTCCACGGTCGTGCCGCAGATGCACTCGACCTCATCGATGACGTTCAT